CAGTCTATTCCTGCTAGTCAAGATGTTGGATCACCTACTTTCTATTGCTGAACTCATCGATTAGGCTTCTTGTGAGCGATAAGCAAAACGCTACAACCATCAAGAATACTAACCAACCTAGTGCTATTAGCACCCATTCCCAAATAAACATCAACTCCTCCTTTCTGAGCACGAAAAAAGCACTTAGATTTCTCTAGGTGCTTAATGTTATAAATTAGCAATAGTATCCTGGATACTTTGCCATAATTCTTCATCGCTTATCCCTGCGTATTTTTTTTCTATTTCCTCAATAGGGGGAATAGTAATCTCATCGGGTTGAGAAAGCCAAAACTTCTCTTCTTCCTTTGTCAAAGTATAAGGCATAACTAATCAATCCTTTCAAAAGTAAAGTCGTACTTTTCAGCAAACAATGTCAATGTTTTTTCCTGTGCTTTTACTTCAGTATAACCTAATTTAATCATTTTTTCAATCAAATTCTCATATTCTTGATTAGCTTTTTTATGTATCCGTTTATTAGGTTTTGAATACCAATATACACTCCCATCATGACCTATAGTCAATCCATATTTGACAGTATTATTTTTGCTTCGTTGTTGCAATGAAGCAAGGTCACTAAGTGATGGCGGATACCCTGATGGATGATTATGAATTGAAACAAGACTTTGTTCAGATTGTTCTTTAAAAGCCTTTCTGACCTGTTCGTTATAAACTACACCTTTTCTCTTTCGAGCCTTGTTAGACAATGCTACGACTCTACCAGTCTCCGCATCAAGTAAATAGTAATCTTCATACGGTGTACCGTTTCTATGTTGTAACATTTGTCTTGAAACTCTGGCGATAGAATCAGAAAGGTGTGAGGTCATAGGGTGTCTTTTTATTTTATCAAGAAACTCATCACTTCGTATATAGTCGAGATTTGCTCCATATTCCCCACCACTCAACTCACGTTCTCGTGGTTTCTCAACGTATTTATCGTACCACTCTTTATAACTCATATCAGCAGGTACGTACTCGACTTTGCCTGTTTCGGGATTTCTAGCCCTGCGCTCAAGCTTGCTGTAGTCGATATCCTCATCATGTGCAATGGTTGTAGACCGACACCATGGATGTAAAGGCGGATAGTTCACACCAGGAACAGCCTTGTCCGTATCGTAAACCTTGTTGTCGTGCTCCTGGCAAATGTGAGACGTGCGCTTATCTAAAACCGCTACGAACTTATACTTTGTAATCTCAGCATCTTCATAGCTGAGAAGTTCCATCTGGTTATGAAAAAACGCTGACTCTGTCCGAACCAAGCGTCTAGCTTTGTTTTGGCCAACCTCAAATCGTTCAGCGATTGCTTGAGATGTATCTCTTACGCTTCGGCCAGTCATAAGACTCACCAAAAGCTCGTCTTTCACGCTTGAAGCGAGCGCCCCAGTATTTGACCATATCCTGTCCGAATAGGCCTCTCCTGTCCACTTTAGACCTTGTAGACGTTTGATTTCTGTTTCAGGTAAGTCGGAGAAGCTATAAGCAAGTCCTGTTTGCTGCTGCAAGTCAAAGGTAGCCTTGTAGTAGCTATCCTTCATCAAGTCGCTATAAAAGGCATCTGAGCCTTTCTTCTCAGAATGATAGATAGACTCACGCATACGGTCTAAATCGTCGTTCAAACGTTCTAAACGCTTCATGCGATAAGCGTAAGCCGGACTGTCTAAATCAGCCAGTAACCTTTGAATATTCGGGTCGTCCGGTCTTGCTTCAAGCACCTTACGAAGTTCGTTTAGGTCTTTCTGGTCCTTCATGTTCTTCAAGACATGACGAGCATCACGCTCACTTAAACCATAATCACGTTGAAAGTTGTCAAAGATTTTGTTGATTTGTTTATCTAGATAAGATTTCGATTGCCTGTAGACATCGTCAAACTTGTCTGCTTGCTTCTCAACCTTATCCATCTGCTCATAGATGAGATTAGCCTTCCTCTTGGTCCAATAGTCTTGATTCTTCATCTATCACCTCTTCGTCTGGCTTCGTGTTCATCTGATTAAAGAATGGCACACGTTCCATGTTCTTTTCTTTCTCTTCTTCGAGGTCTTCCAATTCAGCATCAGGATCTTCAACGAATGGCAAGAGAGAAATAAGTTGACGAAGTGACACCTTACCTTCCAGATTATTGATAACCTGTGACAATTCAAGTAAGTTCTTAGGCAATCCACGGCTAAACTGTGGCACGATTGAGTGTGCCTCAAGAGCAATCTGCTGCATGCCCAGATAATGAGCAAAGATAGCAATACGTTGACGAATACCACGTTTGTAATTTGCTTCTTTGGTCTTAGTAATCATCTCAAGGCCTAGCAGCTTGAACTCCATGGCCACCCCAGAACTATTGCCTGCGAAGTTCTCATCTGTCAAATTTGGTACATGACTAAATGTGTAGATGTCTTCTTTCAAAGCCTTACGCAAGATTTCAGTAGCGTTCTCGTCCAGAGCATTTTTTAAGAAATCAGCCTTGGCATCTGTTGGCAACTCCAAAAGTCCTTCTTCAGCAAGGATTCTCATTGCTTCCCTTGCATCTTCCAAGTTGTCAGCCAATTGCGCTCCGTACAGAACAAGAATAGATTCAACCGCTTGTTCTTTGTCGTTGACACGATTACCCATCAACGAGTTGTAAGCATCGATTAAGCTAATTTGTTGTTCATAATCACCAATCGCGAAGTGATTATTTCGATATTCGATAATTGGAACCTGACCAAGATTGTGAGGTTCTACATTTTCATTCTGTGTCGTTCCTTTGCTCGAATCATGCAGCACAATGTGATAGTGCAAATTTTGAGTAAAGACTTCAGCTTGATACTTAGTAGCATCCTTTGTATCATCCTTGATTTCGTAGTAGTACACTGAAAAGAGAACCTTGCGTTCAATACTATCATCGTAAACCAGGAATACATTCTCGGGATCTACGCTAGTCGAATCAAGTTCAGTCAGTCCTTCTTTTGCATAGATGTATTCGTAAGCACGTCCATAGATAGACATATTCAAAGCGTTCTGTGTGTCTACCTGGTCAATCTCAGCACCATCAAACGCCACAAGTAAGGATTCAATATCGCCTTCAGCAGTATTATTGTACTTAATAGCGTTGCCCATGAAATAACCTGTGGCCGTGTCTGCAATATCCTTCGCATGATTGGCTACTGTCTTGAAGTTTGGTGCGTTTTTGTTACGTCGCTCATGATTCAAGATAGCATGTTCACCTAGATAGTATTTCTTCAATTTCTTCAATCGTTGGCGTTCTTGTGTGTGTTTTTGAATCAGCTTGTAAATCAATTCCTTGTTCAAAGCTGTTTCGTCGTATCCCTCTCTCGGATAAGTTAAAATCTGATACATTTAATTCCTTTCTATAAGCCAAAATCTGACCGTCTGCGGACAGTTGCTTTGACACCTTCGATACATTGAAGACTATATCGCAATGCGTCCATCAAGTGGTTATTCTTATCTTCTGGCTTGTTTAACCAATTACCTTCTTTATCGCGTTGGTAACAATAACTGTAAAATTCGTCCATGATATGTTCACACCTCGGATGCACATAAATAGCGTATCCTTGTAGTTTGGATACGCCTGCCATGATACTATCTTTTCCTTTCCTACTCTCTTTGATTCGAGATATGCCATGTTCTGACCTAAGTTCTTCAATCAGACGAGACTCTGCGCTATCTGCGATGATTGTCGAACGATGATAACCTTTATCTTTTATCAACTTAGCGACTTCCTTGGTTATCAGACCAACTTTGTAAGCTTCGTCAAAGATGTGTATTTCTTTTGTTTTTTCATTTATCAATGAACAACACAAAGCGGTTGGATCGTGAGTGAAACCAAAGTCAAGGCCGATGCACAACTTGTTATCAGGGTTTCGCAACAACTCATCTTTATCAAATTCCTTGACAGTCACATTGTTGTAAATTAAACCTTCAGCAACACCCCATTCGCCATCACAAACAATTCTTGCACGCCTTGGATTCGTATGATACAAATCTTCATAACGCTTGATATCGACTTCATCCAGCCACTCGTTACATCGATAGGTAGTCGTCATCGATAGCGTATCAGCTCGTTTAGTTTCTTCGTCAAAGAAGACACGTTTGAGCCAGTGCCTCTCGTTCCACGGGTTGAACGTGACCGTGATTTGTTTAAAAAAATCAGGAACATCTAAGCTACCACGGATTGACTCGACGACCGTACTGAACTTATCTTCAGTCTCGATTTGATACGCTTCTTCAAACCATGCCCAGCACAGTATACCTACATCTACCGTGATAGATGTGATTTTAAGTTCATCATCCAAACCGCGGAATAGAATCTTCTGCCCTGTATCTCTCACTGTGATTTCAGGCAAAGACTCATTGAATTTGAATTTATGGGCGACCTTGAGTTGATTAGCTGCCCACTTAAAATCCGTATAGGTTGATTGCTTGTTCGTATTCGAGTATCTACGAATGACAAGCAAGTTAGCCCAGGGATATTTCAATAAGCGTATGATGTAATTCAAAGCGGTCGTCTTTGACTTCTTCGAACCACGGGAACCCTTGACAACTCGATAAAGATTTCTCGAACGCCAGAACTGACCATATCCATTGCCTACCATCTTTGGTAGATCTACGACAATATCGTTCTGTTTAATCTGGTATGTCTGACTCATTCGCAAACACCACCGTTCCAGAAACGTCTGCATCTACTTTATCGGTCCACATCTTATATCGTTTACCTAGTAACTCAAGAGCTTTATTTCTATCGCTATTCTTCGTCGGGTACTCGACAAGCTGAGGGATTTCGTTGTAGACCTTAACAGACTTACCACTCACAGGATCTGGTTTCAATTCAGCAACCTTGGTCATGACTACCGTGGTTTCCATGGCTTGACCAGAAGCAATCTCTGACAACATCAAAAGAATTTGTTTTTGCGTCAAGATTTTTTCATCCTGGAGCTCTTCCATTCGTTTTTGAATGTAATCAGAAATGTCAGCTTTTGTCAACAGACGCTGTCCTTGACTTCTAGCAGTCTTTTCACTATATCCTGCCTTAATAGCAGCATCTGTCGCATTTGCGCTGATGATGTACTCGTCAGCGAATCTCTGTTGTTTTAAAGTCAATTTAGTGATTTTCCATCACCTCCACTTCTTGAAAAATCAAAAAGCCACTCGATGAGTGACTTAACGAGAGGAGACTACTAACCTCTATCAGAATCAATAGTATATTGTTACCTTTTCTTTTTTTATTTTGTTGTAGTCGTTAGGACGGCGCCCGGAATTGAACCGGGAAAACAAAAAGTTTGGAGAGCTTATCTGTGTGAGAACCAAAATAGTAGAGAATCCTATCGCCGCCATAAAGGGCGTGATGCCCTTCAGTAAAAAATATATAGGAGCCTATCAGCCTCTTGCTGACAATATCATAATAACACTTTAAAGTTTCACTTTAGTTCACTTCGTTCACATTTTTTTGATAAATTTCCAAAAGCTGACTTTCTAATTTTTTGAATAGCGCCTCGGCTATATCTTAGTTTAGCCTCAACTTCGTTCCAGGTCATCCCATCGATGTAAAATAATCTCATTACGATGTTCTCCACCGGATCGTCTAGCGACTCGATAGCTTGAATGAGTTCTTCACGTTCTTTATACAGTGCTTGAATTTCCTGATAGAGTTGTTCTGATTTGTCGATGATCAGCACGTTTAATTCTTCAGACTTGTTTTTATTATTTTTTGATTTCGGCATATTATCAAATTGCTGTCCTCGTAAAATACCCGACTTCAAGCTGATGATTTCCTGATGTTTCGACTTCACTTTGATATCAATATATTGCAAGGCCTTTAGTCGCTGCTTAATATTGATTGTCAATTTACAAATCCCCTTCTTTCACAAATGAACCGTTTATCATTTTTCCTTTTCGGTTTTTGATCTCGTTATACGCCAGTTCAAAACATTCTGCAATGCTCCAGCCTTTCTGTTGACAATAGATAGTCAGCACTACCAAAATATCTCCGACTGCATCTTTTCCGTCTTGCTCACGCTCTTTCAAATGCGCTTGTGCAAGTTCGCCGGCTTCTTCAAATAATTTCAACGCTTGCGCCGTGCTATTGTCCGGATTGTCCAATCCTCGTTTTTTTGCCCATTGTTCGACACGATGCGCCAATAGTTCCATGTTTGTCGTCATAATTCAATATCATCTCCTACTTCAATATTTTTATATTTGTCTTCACTCACCACGAAAACATTCCCGTTTACCGTGATAGTGAACAAACTTCCGATTTTTCGTTTATCTTCAACCTTGCCCGTAATCTGATACTTGCTATCTGCATGATAGACAAGCAAGGGTTTCTGCTGCTCGTCTATAATCGACCGTTGCATGAATAACAAACAAGTTGATAATAGGCAATAACCAATTAAAAAGCGTTTCATTCTTCCATCTCCTTTTTTAAATGCATAATTCTAAGGTTTACATAAGCCATTGCATGACTTAAAAAAGGCGTAGGATATTTGGGTAACATTTCACGCATACGCTCATAGTATTCTAGTTCCGTTTCTTTAACCTTGAGTTCTTCTGCATCTTCCTTTTCGAGTTTCAAAATAACTCCATTTATTCTTGAGCCTCTACCATGACTTATTTTTATTTTTATATCATGCCCGTTTGCAATATGTTCAAGGTCGTTCTTGGATAAAAATATTTCAAGCGCACTCATCACTCAACCTCCAAAAGCTCTTGATTTTCGTAGATATTGCCGATGACCTCAAATGTTTTAGATACATGAACAGCAAATTCTTCAAAATATTCTACATCTACGCCTTGCCCGAATGGTACACTAAAACCATATTTACCAATCATATAAAATCCTAATGTTTGATGATATTTAATATCGCTTATCACATCTCCATCTGTAACAATATCCCCTTCAAATATTTCTTGACCATTTCTGTCAAACAATCCTGTTGATTGCATAAGGTATGCTTCATCAATCGACCAGCCGTTTAAGTAATTGCATGAAAGTTTTTTGCTATCGTTAGCATAGACATTACCATCCCAGATAATCAATTCATCATTAGTAAACATCTTTTGTTCATGTGTATCCCACGCGCGAAACTTCAGTATCATTTTTCTTCCCCCTCCAACTGTTTCTCCAATCTCTTCAGTTCTTTCTTCAGGAATTCACGATGTGCAGTTCTTGCTTGCGCAAATCGTCCGTTGCAATCTTTCGAGTATTTCTCGATTTCCTCTTTGGTTTTCTCAATCGAGTGCTCCAAAGCTTCAATTATTGTTTGTTTGCTATATTCCATAGTTTAACCTGCTTGTTTTTCTAGCCAGTTAAAAAGTAGACCGAATTGCTCTGTCACCAGCTCGTCATCATTGTATTGTTTGCAAATTTCTCCGATAGACGACACAGCCCATTGCCAATAAGCATCTGTCCCGAATCCAACTTCTTGACTCTTCTGGTTGCTGCGTGCCATCCATTCCGGAATTTGTCTGCTAAAAAAATCAATGTAATCAATCTTCATTCCAATTCCTCAATTTTGATATAGATCCCGACTGTGTCTGCCCAGAACTTTTCTGCGATTTCGCTAGCCACTTGAGCATCATCTTTCCAGTATCCAAGTTTCGTCATGCAGTCCTTGAGTAATTTCTGCAAATTATCCGTATCTGGCTTTGTGGTCTTGTACTGTCCATCATAGCTTTTTTTGATACGAGGAAAACACCACTTGACTGTCAAACGAATCGCTCCTTTAATTTTATTCGGAGGGACATGTTGCGCAAGCAAGCTCTCAAATTTCGCCCTGGCATTTTTCAAATCAGCTGGCTCATAAAAGATTGGCTTCCCAAATTGGACGTTTACCTTTTTTTGTTGGTGAGTCGTTGTCGGAATTTTTTGCATCGGTAAAAAGAATTCAATCATCATAGTCTACACCTTTCCACTGACCTGTTTCAGGATTGTAGACGATGTAGCCAGCTGTTTTTAGTTGGTCTTTTACCCAATTTAAAAGAGTCGGCTGATTTGCAACCCATTTCAAAACTTCAGAATCGGAATACCAAAAATCTTGCCCCGGCAACGTGTGATAAAGCGGTGGCATTTTTTTGCCTATTTCCAAATTCACTGAATACTTTTTCTTTCGACGGACCATTTTTATTTTTCCTTTCTTTTTTTATACGCGCCTAAGTTCAGAGTGAAGGACAGGGTTACAGGGTTACAGGGGGCGTAGCTCAATCGCCCCTGTTCCTGTACCTGTTCTTCTGAACTCTCAGGGACATTTTCCTAAATATCTCTCCTCAAGGAGGGAGATATTCTGTCCCTGGTTTTGTCCCTGAGTTTCTCGGGTTTGTCCCTAGGGCTCAAAAACCGCATGGTTGTAAGTTTTCTTAGGGACATTTTCGGGTTTGTCCTTGTCCCTATTGACATATTAGGGACACAGGGACATTTTCGGGTTTGTCCTTGAAATGTAGGGACATTCCCGAGGGACATTTTCGGGTTTGTCCATCGGGTTTGTCCTTGTCCCTATTTTGTCCCTGGGTATTCTTTGGGTGAAATTTGATTATTTTTTACTTCAAAATCACCATTGTTTTTTACCCATCTTCTGACGGTTTTTTCACTAACTGGTTTATCTTCTGTTGAAAAATACTCAACCACTTCACTCAATTCAACGGGATTGATTCCATCAAATAATGCATCCATAGCAGTGATGAATTTTTCGTCAGCAGATTTCTTTTTCTTCTCATTTCCCTTTTTACTATCTAGGTTCTTTTTCCAATTTGGCGCAGTCTCATCCAATTGAATATCGGCCAGTACGCCCGTTTTATCAAGCGCGTGTACTGGATAGCTGAACCACATGTTCACTGGCTTGAATTTGGCAAACTCGCGAAGCGTACCTTCTACACGCCACGCAGTCGCTATCTGAATTTGCTTGCGTACTTCTTCGAGTTTGTCCACGTATGGAGCTCGAACCATGACATCGTCGATACCTTTTTCAAAGTGCGTTCTCATCTGCGCAGGACTCAATAGATCATCTAGTCCGACATTCTGTTGGTAATAAGCGTTATTTCGTTCTTGTAAAGCTTGCTTATAAACCTCGCACGCTGCTTGGTTCAAACGTTGCGTCAATAATTCTTCTGACACTTCCAACTCTACTAAGTCGATAAGTGCGTCAGGATCTCGAGCGAATACACCAGAGCCACTAGCGCGGTCCATGGACTTCTTGCCACCTTGAGAACCTTTAGAGTGGTGATGGCAGTAGATAACACTAGAGCCTAGCTCTGTCGCCACCTTGTCGAATTGATTGGTAAAGTGTGCCATCTGGTCTGCGCTATTCTCGTCACCCGTTAGAACCTTGTAAATCGGGTCAATGATAACTGCGATATAGTTCTTTTTCAAGGCTCGACGGATAAGTTTAGGTGCTAGCTTGTCCATCGGGACGGTCTTCCCACGAAGATTCCAGATATCGATGTTGTTGATATTTTGCGGAGCTAATCCCATAGCTTGATAGACATCTCGGAAACGATGTAAGGCAGACGGTCTGTCTAACTCCAGATTGACGTATAACACACGTCCTTGGGTACAATCCCAACCGAGCCACTGTTTACCCTCTGCAATCGCAATCGACATCTCAATTAAAGCAAATGATTTACCAGCTTTTGAAGGTCCGGCAATCAGCATTTTATGACCTTGACGAAGAACACCTTTTATTAACTCAGGCGCCAATTCTGGCAAATTATCCCAGCTGTCCGAAAGTGATTCTGGATCAGGTAAATCGTCGTTCAAATCTTCGATGTATTGATACCACTCATCCCAATCAGCCTTACCGATGTTCGTATCTACTAAGAACTGTTTCTGGCCATTTCGAATGAATCCAGGCATACGAGATAGTCTGCTTGGGTTTCGGTTCTGTGTGTCGACGATGATTCCGTTCTTTTGACAGATTTTATAAAGATAATCAACACGATTACGATATTCTTCGTAGTTCTTAGCATCTACTTTGACGATAGCGTGTAGTGATTTATTCCCACTGTGGACCAAAGCAACAATCGGCAATTCAAGCTCTTTATAGATTGCGTTTTGCTTATCGATTGGCATACTATCAGATTCAACCAGGGCATACCTAAAATCTGTCACGTTTTCGTTCTTGGCACCCTTGCCATCCATAGGATTGAATCGAACCCATGCGCCAGCTTCTTCGTGGTAATCGCCCAAGACTGCACCGATATCTCCATTACATTTACTAAGAGCTTCAATCAATTGTCCAGCAGTACGGTCGTAAGCTCCCTTAGTTGGCAGCCATTTGACAATCTCGCCTGTTTCATCGTCCGTTTTCGGATAACATTCAGTAACATAGCCAACATTTTCGCTAGCTTCAAATAGTGTTTCAAGATATTTGATAATTTCTTGAACCGGATTCCAAATTGTAGGCTCGTGGATTTCCTTTCCTTCAATCCAATCTTTATCAATAACGCGATAGTCACGGTCGATTGTATCTGTCCAACCTAATTCATGAGCATTCTCACCGTCATAGCCAGATTGAGATACCCAACCATTTTCTTTCGCTAGTTGGGTAATCGTTGCACCAGTCACGATAGTCCCAGCTTCTTCGTTGAAAGTATCCCATTTCTTGAAGCATTCAAACTTCTTATACCGGCTATCATTTTGCGACCAGTTGTCCCAGTCGGATGCCGTGTAACCTTCGTGTTTTAAGGCCATACCTATGTTGACCCATGTCTGGTAGTCTACCGTGGCAGGATTGATGTAATCCAGCAACGGCAATAAGTTAAAATCATTCTCTGCCACTGTTTTCTCCTTCTTTAATTTGGCACATATTCAGACGGTCGCACGCCTGTAGGCAATCTCCATCCATTAGCAGCGATACGATCAATCATGTTTCTAGCGTGGTCAAATTGCCACATGCCCACATCTTTGAAACCACGACCTTCCAGGAAGCGAATCTGTTTTGGTGTGGTCAAGCCTTCTGATTGTCGCTTGTGCAATCTGTCTAACAAGAGATTGGCTTTGCCTGCATTTCCTACTTCGTCAGTAAAGATGCCGTATTTTTCAAGCGCTTTGATTTGTTTGTCGCTAGGAGGTGACATCTCCCATCCAAAGTTTGGCACGTAGTTCGACAAGTCTTCGGCATGGATAGACATTTCAAATTGCAATGGATCTACTAATTTTCGCTTACGTTTACGCATTTCTTCCAATTGTTTAGCTAAGGCTTCCTCACGTTGAGCGACTACGTCTTCCGCTGCCTTAACTTCCATATCTTCAAGATCAAGCATGACGCCTGTTTGCTCTTCCATGTTCTCAACCATTTTCTGAGCGACTTCTGGTGTCTCACAAATCAAGTGAGCTGGCCGGCATAGTTCGTGGCGTTCAGTGTGCCAGAGGAAGTCAAGCAAAAGCAGCTCTTCTTTCCCTGGATGCAATCGAGTACCACGCCCAACCATCTGGCTATACAAGGCACGTACCTTAGTAGGTCTTAACACGACCACGCAATCTACTGACGGGCAGTCCCAACCTTCTGTCAATAACATCGAATTGCAAAGCACGTTGTAGCGGTCTTTCTCAAAATCTTCCAGAATCTCTGCACGATCCTTGGACTCTCCGTTGACTTCAGCAGCACGAAAACCTTTTGCATTTAGGATGTCGCGAAACTTCTGCGAGGTCTTTACCAAAGGTAAGAACACGACTGTCTTTCGGTCTGCACATTGTTTGACCATTTCGTCTGCTATCTGTTCCAGATATGGGTCCAGTGCCGTCCCAACATCACTAGCCTTGAAATCACCCGCTGACATGCTGACATTTGATAAATCCAAGCTAAGCGGAATTGTCAAAGCTTTGATTTTTGATAGGTACCCCTCTTGAATAGCCTGGACCAGTGAATACTCATAAGCTAAGCTATCGAAGTAAGAGCCAAGATTCTTCATATCTCCACGGTCAGGCGTTGCAGTCACTCCCAAGACGTTCGACTGTCCAAAATAACCAAGTACACGTTGATAACCATCTGAAATAGCGTGGTGTGCTTCGTCGACTACAATCGTATCGAACCAATCAGGAGGAAATTGACTAAGTCGCTTCTCTCTCTGCATAGTCTGGACTGATCCAACGATAACTCGATACCATGAACCGATAGAGGTATTCTCAGCTTTTTCTAAGGCTGTGCCAAGACCTGTCGCAGTCTTGAGCTTGTCGCCAGCCTGCTCCAAAAGTTCCGACCTATGAGCAAGGATAAGCACACGCTTGCCCTCTTTCACTTGGTCTTCAATGATTTTGGAGAAGACGATTGTCTTCCCACAACCAGTAGGTAATACTAAGAGCGTGCGCTTGCGACCTTTAGCCCATTCAGCTTGAACAGCTTCCCGTGCTTCCTGTTGATAAGGTCTTAATTGCATCCCTTACCTCCTAAAATTGCCCAGCTTGGTATCCGGCTTGTCCTTGTGGTTGTCCAAAATTCTGCTGCGGTTGTTGGTAGCTTGCTTGTGTAGTTTGTCCTGGCTGTTGGTTCAGAACTTTTGTATAATCCACATCTTCAGCATAAATCATACCCTTGACTTCGTTGTACTTGTTGCCGTTATATTCACGAACTCCTACTTTACATACGCCGGTTTTTCCTACGATTGCATTCCAATCCATACGCAATGGTTCACCTTTACGTTTTTGGCCAATTGCACCAAAGAATGCTGACAACATACCTTCAGTTGAGCTATGCAAGAATAAGTTGTGGCGCAATTCTGTTTCACCTTCATTTGCTACAATTTGAATATGAACAGTTGCTTTATTACATGCTGGCAATTTACCTGGGTTCTGTGGGTTTGGCGTGTGACGTCCACGCTCGTAGCTTTTAACTGTGAAAGTGTATAAGCCTTCAGGCAGCAATGTGAATTCTGCATCTTTTTGGATAGTGTCATTCCAGTCGTATTCGCGTTCAAAGTTGTTAAATTGTTGTTGTGTCATGTTGTTTTTCCTCTATTTTCTAAAATTTTTATTGTATTTTGCTATAATTTCTAATTCCCAAAACTTACACGGTAAAGGGTAATTCTGGATCTGCTCGAACCTGATTTTGAATAACTTCCATAGTCGCCTGCCAGTGAGAGACAATCATATCCCAATAATCAGGCGGGAAGTTTTCGATTGGCGTTCCTAACGGGAAGTGCCCGCGAATGTAAGCGACTTTTTGAAGTTCTTCTTCTGTCACGTTTCCTTGCGCCATAAGGTCAGTCAAACTCTTTGGCAAACTTGCGTGATATGAAGCAGGAGCACTCTCCGGCTCGCTAGGAGCTTCATTTTGAGGTACTTCGGCAACGGTCGACATATCGAGAGGTAACTCTTCTTGAATTGGTTCAGGAGCTTGTGGTGCGCTTTGCTGAGGCTGTTCAACCTGTGGTTGTGGTACTTGTTGTTGACCAGCAAAGATATGAGCGATCCCTGCGTAATTGAATGGCATTTCATCTGGCAAGCCGTGTCGGTTCTTCGCGTCCCATGCTGGGCGATGGTTGGTATACATTACACGTTCACCGCCCTGGGCTTTCTTCTTACCGTTGTCAGTCGTCATGACTAAGGTCTTATAATTGGCAAATAGAACCATGTCCGCCCATTCCTTGACGAGTGGCGCCGTCTTAGAGCCAGTCTTTTGACCAAGTTTCAATTCGTAACGGTCATAGGATCCCATCTCGTCCGGTTGTTCAAACTTTTTGATTTGAGCGTGTGCAGTCAATACTACATTGATACCCATATCAACTAGATCAGATAAGGCATTTAAGAAACGCCCCATTTCTTCCTGGACATAGGTATACCCCTTGCCCCATCCGAAATCTTCAATCCCTTGTTTTCCATGTTGCGAACATACGTGAGCTACTGCCAATTGTTCTGCCCAGTCGACTGTGTCAACAATGAGTGTTTTGCATTCTGTTGGGTTTGCCTTGATAAAAGCAATCTCATTGACTAACATGGTCCAGCTTGTCGGCTTGTCAAGTCGTGCCACATCCATGTTATCTGTTGAACCTTCCGTGTCGATAAAGACGGGATCTGGGAATTGACTCGCAAAGCTAGATTTCCCAATCCCTTCCGGTCCGTAGATAACTACCTTTTGAGCTCGCGCCCGTTTTCCTCTAGTAATCTGCATGTTTTAGTCCTCCGTGTTGTCGTCGTCCGAAAAGAGTCCATGAATAATATTCACTAGATGTCTGCGTTTCGCTTCTTCAATATCTTCGGTTAATTCTTCCGGTTCTTTACCATCAAGTGTTTTTAATGTGTACTCTGCTTCGACGACTAAAATTTCACAATTGAGCGCGTTTGCTAATTTTTTAAAGTCTTCTTTTTGGTCTTCGATTGCCTTGAGTTTATTTTTTGCAGCGCGTCTAAGATCATCTGTATATTCAACAGAATAAGCAAACGTTCCTTTTTTGCTTTTATAGTTGTTTACAAAAGTTCCTGTTTTTTTATTTCTTAATACTGCGAATTTGTCTGTGTATTTCATGATATTTCCTTCTTTCTTTTTTTAGAATCCGCCTTGCCACCCTTGCGGTGTTTGAATTGTTTCGGGTTCAACGCTGTAACCGTCTTCGATAATAACTGAGCACTCTCCGCCCGTTGAAACTCTTGTCGCAATTGCTTGCAAGCCTTCTTGCTCAAGCCATGCTCCAAACTCTTGCAAAGTTAGCTGATCCATTTGTTCTAGCTTATCAATCAGTACGAATCCACATTCTGGTTTCAATTTACGCACAATTGCAGTCGCCACTTGTAATTGCTGACTACCTGACATGTTATCCCAGCGTTGACCGAGATAGAGCAATTCGCCGTCATCCACGGACAAGCCAGGCAACGGCAAGTCTGCGTTTGTGAGCAAGTCTGTCTTTTGCTTGCGGATGTCTGCAATCACGTTATCAAGTTCCTTGTATTGCTCGCGATAGCCTTTGGCATCTTCTTCGGCTTTATCTTTGTCAAGATTAGCACGAACTTTACGATTGATTTCGTCAATCTCTGCGATGTTGTTTTCGATTTCTTCAGTAGATTCATCGATAAGGTCCATGGCATCTGTATTCGCGATAGCCAAGTCTTGAGCTAACTGACTTTCTTTTTCTTTGGCATCGGCCAGCAGTTGTTCTAGTCTTTCTACTTCTGCAGCTGCTGAGTTATGTTGGTTTTGGATAGATACCAAGTTCTGGCGCTTACGAGCATTCTCCCCATTTTTTGCAAGGATAGCTTGTTGCTGCTGAATGAGCTCAGCAATAGAAACTAACTCTTTCGGAGCGTCGGGGTAGTATGTTTGCTCTTTGGCAAACTTCTCCTTTTGGTCAGCAATCACACCGATTGCATGGCGTTCGTCATACTTGGCTTTTTCCTGCATTTCCAATTCAACCAACTGCGGACCAACTCCGATGATTTGCAGTAAAGTTTTTGCTTTTTCTTTGCTAGTTTGCTCCATGAATTTTGGCAAGTTGATGGCCAACTCTTCTACGAAGCTATCAAGCAAGTTTTGACCAGCCTTGTTGCCACTTGGGTCAATGACCTTGAGGGTGCTATTCTTACCGCTGCGCTCCACAATCAAGCCATTTGATAGCGTGATTTTTAAGCTAGGTGGGATTGTACTTCCTTCGCGTTGTGCTTGGCTAGGTTTGTACTTATTACCTCCTAGCACCCAAGCAATCGCGTCTAGTACGCTTGTTTTACCTTGGTTGTTATTTCCGCCGACAATTGTCAAACCAGTCGCTGACGGCTCTAATCTGACCGCTTTAACGCGCTTGACATTTTCAATTTCCAGTTTGTTGATTGTTACCATTTTTTACTCCCGTTGTTTTATTTTTCTAGTTAATTTTGTGATACCTGCTCCGAGCTTTGTCAATTCAGGATCTGAGCTAAAGTAATCGTTATGATTCATGCGAATGAGTTCCTCTCGCGATAGAAGAACGAGGTTAGAGATATCATAGTTGGTTTTATCTCCGTCCAGAAAACAAACCGAATGACCTTCTGGGATTGGCCCAAAATTATCTTCCCAAACTTTACGATGTTTCAATACCCATTTATTAGGCTCCCCGATTTTTTCTTTTGGGTAGCCATCTGTTGTATAGTTGATTGTTCCGACGGGGACATAATTCGGCGGCTTGCTACCTTTTTGAAATTGCCCACTGTTCCTTGGCATATTAGGGTATTTCTTGCCCTTATTATGAGGGGTTCGACCTTTCTCAAATCTTCCCGTCAACCCGCTATAAAGATTATTATTTCTTCTATAGCTTCTTATCTGGCTACTAGTTAGCGACAATCCAAATTTTTCGTTCATTTCATCAGCCATTGCCTGGGCCGACTTGCCTTGTTGATTGTTTAAAAAATAATCATGCTGCTTCTTATTCAGTAATTTATTTCGAAATGCCGTATTTCCAACGAACAATCCTAGACGTCCACGAACACCGCCTATTTGAGCTTTTGTGTAGTTCGTTCCAAATTTCTCGTTTAGCAACCTTGTAACTTCTGGAGTTAATCGACCAGGGCAAATCTCATGCATGTATTCGGTGTATTCATCCTTCCAGCAAAGCGATTGGG